CTCAGGAGTGCCAGGTCTAATACTATGTTTTCTTTCAAGTTCCTGATTTTGCATTCCTGTTACTGATATATTGCTACCTTGATTAACTTTATATTCATGCAATCTAGCATTGCTACCTAACCCTGCCAAATGCTGTATAGCTTTTAATTCATGCACAGGATCATTCGGAGCAAGATAGCAGTCGTCCGGACTGTTATTATTTAAGTGCTCTGTGGTAATCCTGTATTGTTTCATTTTAAACAGCTTCTTAACATCCAGCTATGCTTTTTATGTGCATCTTGGCGTCCAGCAAAGAAGTCTGCCAACCCATGATCACCATTTGCTTCGGCCATGTCAAACACTACTTTGTATAACTGTGCCATCTTTTCGCTATCAGTTAATAGTTCGCGTAACATAGATTGAAAATCTTTTATTTCGTTTTCGTCTTGAACTAGCGATAACATACTAAATTTTTGAAGACTAGCAGGTGTATATATTTGTAATGCTCGAAGTTCCTCGGCAAACGTATCAATACTACTGTACACTTCTTCGTAAATGTTTCCAAATAGTTCGTGTAACTGTACAAATAAAGGACCTTCAACATTCCAATGAAAGTTTTGTGCTTTAAGTACAAAACTATATGAGCTAGCAAATGCTGTTTTTAATGCTAAATGATATTTCTCGTCCACGTTATACTCCGTATTTGTTCTTTTTAGGTTTTGCTACAGGGCTAGTTTTATTTGTACTATCTAATTCTAAACTACGCATGTCCCCGTGGTTAACGTCTTCTACATCAGCGCCGACTACTTTGGCTGCTTTGATAAACATTTGTTGCTCAACATCAGTGTAAGGGTGTATTGTTTTACGTTTTCCATACCAACTTTTAGCATCCATGTCAGGCATTGTAGTGCCGTCAGTGCATGCCATTGCTTGGCCTAACTTAAACGCAACATAGTCGGAATTAGCTCTTTCAGAATCTCCATACGTACTAATACCTCTAGAAGATTGAGATTGTCTAGGAGTAATCTTTGCTCGTGTAGCTTCTGCTACAGTTGCTTTAGCAGCATTCTTAGCAACCTTTTCAGGGTACTTGTTTAGGTAATGAGCTACAATATCAAACAATGGATATGCTTTTTCACCAATGGTAATCATTGATGATGCAGGAATGCCTGCATCTTTATAAAATTTAGCCTTATTACCTTTTCGTACACTGTCACGTAAATCAGTAGCACGAGCTAGTCGTTCAGTTTTCTTCCAATCAATTTGAGAAAATTTGTAACCGCCATGTTTTTGATTCATCATGCCGTTGTATTTTAGTAAACTACTTGCTAACCATTCTTCATCTGTATAAACATTCAAGTGAACATTTTCACCGTATTTTTCATAAATGTTTGTAGCCATTACAAATAAGTCTTGTTCTGGAATTACATGGCCTGCAACACCTGGCCATACTGCCGCCATACATTGTAATTTAATTTCGTAAGGTAATGGATCTTTAGGACCTTCTGTGCTTTCATTGGTTCCTACAAACCAAATAGGATTTTTACTAGCAGATTTCCAAACTTCTCTATGGCCTTTGTGTGGGGGATTCCATCGTCCATAACAAATGCCAATGGTTTTTAAACCGCCGTCAAATTCTTCGCCGCCAGCTGGTACTTGTTCGTATATATTTTCAAATAGTTCGCGTAATCTCATTTTAATTTCCAGCAGGTACCCATGTAGTAGGAACGAGTTTTATATTACCATATTTATGATGTTTTTGAGCATATCGAACATGCCCTTCACCGTTAGTGTCCCATATTTCTTTACGTGGTTGTTGTTTTATTTCTGCGTCAATTTCATCTTTCATGTTTCTAATTCCTTTAATAAGGAAAAAGATAGAATCTAATCCACCAGGATATTGTTGGATCATATTGACAATGTGTTGTTGTTTCTTGACACTTACACCCTTAGATTGCATCCAGCTGATAAATGTTTTACCGCTTATGCTGTCAAAATCTTGTTGGCCGGTTGCATGTAATCTACTCATTTGATTAAAGAAGGGATAAAAAATTCCGTTTTTATCTGGATCAGGTAAACTGCCAATAAAGTTATCAACATCTGGACCGTGCTCATTAACATATTCGATCATTTCATCAATTGGTGTAGTATCAATTGTTGGTGCTGTATCAGTATATATAGGTCCTTGAACAATTAACCCAGGAGCAGCGTTAAACATACTAAAATCATCCATAGGTTGTTGATCTTCATCTGCAGCACCAAAGCTATCAAATGTTCCGTGACCGACTACCATTACTTGTGCTTTACTAATACGTTGTCCTAACTCACTACCTGCATCTACATGGTAACACGTTTTGCTTCTTGGATTAGGACAGAATGTCCATATGCCTTTTGGATACTGCTTATCTCCAGTATCTAATCTTTTGTTTAGACCAGGATCAACTCCAAATAGTGCATCAGCATAAACAAATCCTACAAAGTCTTTAGGAGTTGCCGCGTCAAATAATGGATATAAATTTGCAAATTGTTGTGCAAATTGTTGACGTTCTTTTTGTTGATCAGGTGTTGCAACCTTACCGCTTTGATTAGCAATAAAATCGTATACAGCTTCTTTACTATCACCTTTGACGCCACGCGACCATTGGTTGTGTCCTGCAAATATTAACGGCCCGCCTGCAACTTCTCGACCCCAATACACTTGAGGATTACCGTCCCATTTACGGCGTACAGTTGTTCCGCCTTCGAGTTCTTCTGCAATTTCTTTAAAGTGTTGTAATGCTTCTAGTGTACCTTTAGAACCTTTGAAAAATACAAAATGCTCTGGATGATTAAATGGCCGGCCGTATTTTTCCATGCTGTCGTCTTCAGCAGGCGCCTTTGCTTCATTAAAGAATAATTCTCTAAGTAACACAATTAGTCCTTATACTTGCCGTCTTCGTAATCCTTACGAAAATCATCGTGTAATTTTTTACAAACTTCTTTACACATTTCTTCATCTAAGGAAGTTGGTAATTGACGTATTGGGAATTTTCTAATATAGTTTTTATAACTTTCTTCTACAGCGGATTTAAAAATATTTGGGCTAAAATCTTTTTTAGATTTCATGCCTTCAACACAGCGTATTACACTTGGAAAAACATGGTGCCTATATATGTCATCATCATTGTGCATAAAGAACGCTAGATCTTCTATCAAATCATAGTTGATATTAGTACCATCTTCGTCCACGTTGACAAAGTCTAAATCGTTGAATTTTTTACCTTCTAATAGTTCTCTAATACGCATTTTTAAGCCCGTTATTAATAGTCACACGAATTCTGTGTGGATAGTATATTTATCGTATACGGGTTTATAAGATTACGCTTTGATTATGCGCTCAACCTTGTTTATTGAGCCGCCTAAGTGCATTTTTGTCATGAGCAAGTTGTTTTCGCCCGTTACATAAAAATAAGTTCCACCCCAACTGTAATCTCTTGCCAATTCACGTTTACAAGTCTTAGTTAGTTTTAGTTTAGCGTTGTTCTCAGCCCACTGGATAAATGCACTGTGTTCTTGGGTAGTTTTACCCAATGTAACTTTATAGTCGTGATTGATTTTAGGAAGAATAATAGTATTCTCATCTAAAACAGTTTTAGCAGGAGGAATACTAATATACTTAACTTTATCTTTATCAAGTTTGATTAAACTATCGATAGTTGGTTTGCTATTGGTATAAACAGTGATCCATGGACTTTCAACCCGAACTTCTAAATCGGTGAGCTTTTTAAGATGACTTTGTAATTTAAAAGCATACTCTAAATCATCTTCAGTTTTAATTGATTTTGACTGCCAATTACTATTAGAAGTTAAATCAATTTTTTTAAGATTTTCTAACACCCCGTTCCAGTCACCGCCGCGAAACCAACCAGCACCAGCACAAGTTAATACTAACTTGTACTGATACTTTCCTCTAAATAATCGTTTAGTTGTTTTGAACAGCATCTTCTATTATAATTTCCGTAGAAAGCAACGGAACTTTGGAAGTTTTTGCTTTTGCTGTTAGCATAATATTGCCATCATTTGTGGTAATAGTTAGCCAACCGCCGTTCTTTAATTCACCAAACAACATCATCTTAGCAAGGTCACGTTTAATGTCCTTATCGATAACACGTTGTAAAGGGCGAGCACCCATTTTAGGATCAAAGCCTTTTTCAATCAACCATTCAATAGCAGATTTGTCAGCTTTAATGCGGATACCTTTTTCTTTAACTTGTTCTTTAAGTTCGTCAATAAATTTATTAACAACCTTGGACATAGTCTCTTTACCTAACTTGTTAAATGTAATAATACCATCTAAACGATTGCGGAATTCTGGAGTAAAGAATTTCTTAAGATCTTTGTCACTGTAGTCTTTTTCTTGAGTACCAAAGCCAATAACATTCTTTTCAGCGTCTTGTGCTCCGGCATTAGTTGTAAGAATAAGAATAAGTTGGCGACAGTCAGCACGTTTTCCGTTTGAGCCTGTAATAAAACCGTTATCCATAATCTGTAGTAATACAGTGGATACATCTGGGTGTGACTTTTCAACTTCGTCAAACAACAGAACAGCATTAGGACATTCTTGAATCTGTGTAATCAACAAGCCAGCATTTTCTTCAAAGCCAACATACCCAGGAGGACTACCAATCAACTTACTGATACTGTGCTTTTCTTGATATTCTGACATATCAAAACGTAGCAACTTAGTACCCAAGTGTTTAGCCAGCGACTTAGCTGTTTCGGTTTTGCCACAACCCGTTGGTCCCATGAACACAAAACTACCAATAGGTTTGTTTTCAGATTTAAGTCCTGCCTGTGCTACCATAATCTTATCAACTACTTCGGTAATAGCAAGATCTTGCCCGTAAACTTCTTCTTCAAGTTTATCTTGTAATGTGGATAAGTTTTGACTTTCTGTTTCGGCCACCACCTCTTCTGGCATTTGTACAACTTTAGAAAGTTCATATTGAATTTCGCGTTCAGTAACTACACGGTCATCGGCTAGTTTCAAATTGAAACGTGAACAAGCCAAGTCAACTAAATCAATAGCTTTATCTGGTAGTTTCTTATCTGCTTGATATTTTACACTAAGTTTAATAGCAGCTTGTAGTGCGTCATCTTTAATTTTAACATTGTGGAATCCTTCGTAGTATTTCTTAATACCTTTAAGGATTTGTAGTGTTACTTCTTGAGTAGGCTCGTCGACAGTAATGCGTTGGAATCGACGCATCAAGGCACGATCCTTTTCAAAGTGCTTGCGATATTCTTCCCAAGTAGTTGATGCAACTACTTTGATGTTGCCTTTGCTTAGTGCAGGCTTCATCATATTAGCAAGATCGTTTGAAGAATTGCTTGCCGAACCAGCACCACTAATCATATGTGCTTCATCGATGAACAGCACAGTCTTACCTTTCTTAGTAAGCGCCTTAAGCACCATTTTAAAACGTTCTTCAAAATCACCGCGATACTTAGATCCTGCAAGCATGGCACTGATATCTAAGTTATAAACTGTATAGTCTTTCAAAAAGTCAGGAACTGCACCTTTAACAATATTAAAAGCCAATCCCTCTGCAATAGCAGTCTTACCAACACCTGGATCACCAACAAGGATAACGTTGTTCTTACTACGACGTCCCATTGCAAGTGCAATATTTTCTAATTCGTCAATACGTCCAATAACTGGATCAATTTTGTTCTTCTTAACTGCTTCGTTAAGGTTAGTAGTAAACGATGCAAGTGCCCTGCTAGACCCAGTTTCTTGTTCTTGATCTTCTTCCTCTTCTACGGAATTGTTTAGGTAATCTGCAAATTTGTCTTTATCAACGTCTGCTTGTTGAATATAAAAGTATGCCCATGAACGCTTTTCACCCATCATAGCAAGGAACACATCAGTAGGTTCAATACGTTGACGTCCGTTAAACAATACTTGTGTGAATGCACGGTTAAGTATGCGTTCAACACTCTGCGTCTTTTTAGGCTTAACTACAACATCAGGCGTTGTAATTTCCTCGCATTTGTGTTGTAAATAATCTGCAAGATTTTTCCTAAGTTCGTCGACTTTAGCACCGTAGCCTTGCACAGTTTTATTAAATCCGTCATCCATAAGCATTGCTAACAACAAGTGCTCAATAGTAAGATATTCGTGATGTAATTTTTTAGCAGTTTCAATTGCTTTTTCAAAAACTGCTTGTAGGTTATCACTTGGTTCTACCATTTATTTTTTCCTTTGTTTTTTACGTGCTAATTGTAATTTTAAATTACTTACATGTTCTGTAAATGTTACACCGTCTAAATGATCCAACTCATGTTGGAAACACCTAGCGTCGATGCCTTCAAGTTCTATTATACATTGTTTACCCGCATTGTCAAGGTAACTGGCAGTAATTTTATCATGCCTTTGAACTTTAAGCCAAAGATTTGGAAAGCTCAAACAGCCTTCGTTGTCTTCAATTTTATTGTTATCCCCAAACATAATCCATGGATTAAAACAACCAATTTCTCGACCGTCTGTTAACTTCATAACAAATACTCTACGTAACAATCCAACTTGATTGCCTGCAAGTCCGATACCGTTACTTGCGTTCATAGTTTCAAGCATCTCACGCTCTATGACATTTGCATTTACATGATTTACAAAGTCCCAATTTTCTGCTTTTTGTTTTAAAATTGGATCAGGATCTAATACTAATTTCATCATTGAGTTGTTTTAACCGAGTAACTAAATCTATATCAGTTATTGCAGGAGTTCTAATGTTTATAACAATAACAAATCGACCTTTCATACCAGAATGTGGATTATTAAATCCTAATCCAGCACTGGCGTATTCTATACCAGTTTCGACTCCTGGTCGAATTTCAATTTCTCGGAATTCTCCTGTAAAATACTGTACACGTTTTTTGCATCCAATCATAGCCTCAATTGGAGTTATATGTATTGTTGTGTATAAATCATCACCTTCTCGACGAAAGTTAGAATCTGGCAATACTATAATAGTTACGTTTAAATTTCCACGAGGAGCATTAGGAACAGTATCATCGCCCAATCCTTGATAGCGAATAGTTTCGCCATGGCTTATTCCAGGCGGAACATTAATAACTACTGTTTGATTTCGTCCACTTGGTAATTTATAGTTTGCTTCTAATTGTTTGCCTTGAAAACTGTCTAAAAGTGTAACTTGGCATTGAATGTTTAAATCTCTATTTCGTCGTTGTTGCCGTCCAGACCCGTCGCCAAACATGTGACCAAATGCTCCTGCAAACGGATGCCCGCCTCCAAAAATATCTCCAAAGTCATGCATGCCTCCGGTAGTGAACCGTACTTGAGGCCCACCCATACGCATTTGATCGTATTCGGCTTTCTTTTGTGGGTCGCTTAAATTTTCGTAAGCAACACTAATATTTTTGAAAGTAGCTTGGTCGCCTCCCTTGTCCGGGTGATGCTGATTAGCCAATTTTCGATAGGCTCGTTTAATTTCGTCTGGGCCCGCATTTTGCGGAACACCTAAGGTTTGGTAGTAATCGGTCATAGTCGTAAAAACAGGTCCATTAATAATGTATAGTACACTATTTAATTGGACCTGTCAAGCCTAGAAAATTATTTCTTTTCTGGAACTTTTGTGCCTTCTACTTTCTTGTGTACTTTGATTTTCTTACACTCTTGTACAGGCTTGCCGTCCTTGCCGTTTACTACTTTGCCGGCTTTGTCTTTCTTATCTGTACATACTTCCTTCATTTCGCCGCCAGCGTATGCTGTACCAACTAATGCTAAACTTGCTACTAATGCTAAAATTAATTTCATATTATGCTCCTTTTTTACCAATCATTGATTGAATTTTTTCCTGGATAATTTTTGCCCAGAACGGTTGTGGAAAATTCCATCCTACAAATGCCCCTACCGCTACCCAAAATAATGTGTCTAACATGCTCCGCTCCTTTTAAATTAATGGTTGCTCTTCTTGAGGTACAACCTTTTTGCTACTTACTACTGGAGTTGTCCCCCAACTTGCCTGTGGCGTAAAACTTGTACTTGGTACTGAAACTGTTGGTGTAGTAACTGGTGTAGAACTATTGCTAACGCCACTTAATTTCTCTTGTGTGCGACCATATACAGCAATTCCTAAAATAGCACCCATTGCCATGTGGAATAGTCCGGCACCCTGGAGAGTAATTGGTGACCATTGTGTTTCCACCTTACCGTCACCAACTACTTGTACCACGCTCCACAAGACTGGAAATAACACAAAGTCAACCATACAAACTATCATGTACATCCAGCCCATCATTGGACGCCACTTGGTGTTCATCCAATCTTCTTTTTTCTTCTCGCTTGCTGATAGTTCGCTCATTGCTTGCTCTAGTTACAAACTTAAATTTCTGGCATCTGAACATCTGGAACAATTTTCTTGCCACTTGCGGTCATTGCCACAGGTGCTCCAAAACTTGGTGCTGGAGCATTGAAACTACCAGACATACCAAACCCGCCAGGTGTAGTAAATCCAACATTTGCGCCAAAACCACTTGCAGTATTTCCGCCTAACGGAACGCTACCAAAACTACCACTTGATGGTGCGCTAGGTGCTGGTGTTGATGGTGTAGGTTTATTATCCCAACCTTTGTTTGCCGCGGCCAATGCCTGCTTCTGTGCGTCCTTATCTCCACCTGCTAACATAATACCTGATAGTGTACCAGTTAAGAATGTAGCAATAGGAATAATCAATTCAAAGAACTTTTGATCAATTGGACTGATAGCGTTTAATGGTTGTGTTACAAAAATTAGTGAATAAAGTACAACAAACACAATACCAAACAATGTCAATGATAGACAAATGCCGATAAAGAATTTTAAGCGAGCCATTAACTGCTCTTCAGTATAAATCATAGGTACGTTATTATTTTCCACAGTTGACTCCTTGTGTAGTAGGTCCGAAACTCGCTGTTGGAGCCGGTGTAGTAGTTGTTTTATTTGGTTCATCTTTTGGTGGTCCTAATCTAGGGTCGCGTTGACCTTTAAAAATATGTTCTGGGCAAGTTCTGTTAACATCACATACTGGCATCTTACAGAAATCCTTTTCCCAATTTGCTGGATCTTGGCACGGATAACGGTACCTATCACCGCTAAAATACGCCAATCCTAGTGGTAGCAGTAGTAATGCTAATAACCACTTTACCATTTTTCTATCTTCCATGCGCTCGCTCCTTAATGTACTACTTTATTTAAGTGTTTTCCAAATATCCTGCTGTCCCTTGTACCACATGATCCAGCTGTCTACATTGTCTTTACAGTTGTAGTATTGTTGATAATTGTCAGTTACAGTTTCGATTATAGTGCTGAGTTTAGTGTTGTTAGG